GAGCTTCGCTGGACGATGACGGACGCATTTTGGAGCGGATCGAGACAACGGGATGTGGTTCGATTCGTGACGTTGGGGTATCAATTCGGCCAGTGATTTAGATGGCGTTTTCATCATCCTCCTCCGGAGAAGCCCCGTGAACTGGTCCGGGGCTTTTCTTTTTTTTTTTGTTGAAAGGACAGAATAGTATGGGATGGGTATTGTTCCCAGTGAAGATTGTGCTACGGCTGGCTTGCGGCAAGGCATGGAAAGAGGTTACGTGGAATTGGATGATTCTCAAGCTCCTGAATTTCGCCCCGCGAATATGGGGTGGTAAGTATGGAGCCTATCAGCACGGACGCAAAAGCCGCGACTGGCTCTATCGGATATGGACGGAGAACAAAGCCAAGGCGGACAAGACCGATTGCAATTTGGATGACAACGCAATCGAATGGGCTAAGGGTTTTCAACTTTTCGATGTGGAGGTTGGAGCCTACGTTGGTCGGTTGGAGCAAGCCCTCAATGATCTGACTCACGGCTGCGAGTCTGTTGGGCAGATGCGGGTGCGGGAAGTGATGGTTGGCCTCAGGGATGGCAGCAAGTCATAGACGACGATAATACGGGCTATTTGGATAGGAACACTGTTTGAAAATCAACTGTCCAGAAAGGAGGTGGCTTATGGCAGAGTCGGTATCGATCATCAAGTGACACAAAGATGGCCGCTCTTGTATAATGGACTTGAGGCCGAAGACGCCATTACTTCTCCGGCCTCCTCTTCTTTATTTTTGAAGCTATGGGAGGGACCTGTAGGCTATATGTAGACTCGGAAACTATTCCTCCATAGCAATCTCCGCTTTTCCCTGTCCCGCCCATTACGTATCCGCTTTATACCTTTGCATCCTCTATTCTTCTTCAAGCCGAACGAACAAGCCCTTAAAATTATAGACTTCTGGTTTTCATCCGGTCTATAAATAGCAGCAGAAGGTGACAGATCGAAGGTCACTTTGGAGGCCGAAATGGCGAAAGGGCAGAAGTTCGTCAACGTCGTGTTCAACTCCCAGCCCAGGCTGGTTCGCAACGATCGGATGGCAGGGAGGGACTATATCGTTGTGCCGATGGTGATGCTCACTGAAGGTGTCCACGAGGGCAGCGAAGGGCCTTATCTCTACACCAATGAGGAGATCGGCAAGCGGGTGATGCTCTGGAATAAAAAACCTGTGGTGGTAGGGCATCCCGACGAGCCTTCCGCCTGCACCCCGGAAATCCTCAATGTCCGCCAGATCGGCGACATCATGAACGCCAAGTGGGATAAAAAGGGCAAGCGGATCATCGCCGAGGCCTGGCTGGATGAGGCTATGCTCAGGAAGGTGGACAAGGGCAAGGTCATTCAGGACGCCATCGCCAATGAGGATGTCTTGGAACTTTCCACGGGCCTGTTCGCGGACAGCGACGAGGAGCCCGGCGATTGGAATGGGGAGAAGTTTCAAGGCACTCTCAAGAATTTTGGACCGGACCACTTGGCCGTGTTGCCGGACGCTGTGGGGGCCTGTAGTGTTGAAGACGGAGCCGGATTCATCCGCAACGAGCAAGGGGAGAAAGTGGTCATCCCGCCGTCCTGGGCCGCGTACATGAATGGCCTGTCCGCCAACTCCATCCGGGACCAGTTGCAAGCGGCCCTCAAGGTCAATGGCAAGTTCCGCCGGGTGGAGGACATTTCTCCGGACGATGGGTATTTCGTCTATTCGGAGGAGTCCCCTGCCGTGTTGTACAAGCAGGAGTACCTCAAGAGCGATGACAAGGTGTCCCTCAGTGGCACGCCGTCCAAGGTATCCCGCGTGGTGTCCTACGTGGAGAACGCCATAGTACAGAACATCGTCCGCAAGGACGACGATGGCAAGTGGTACTGCTACAGTGAGGACGGCAAGAAGCGACTGAGCAAGGGCTACGGTTCCAAGGCTGAAGCAATGAAGCGTCTGGGAGAAATTGAGTATTTCAAGACTCATAAGAACGAAAAAACAAACATCAATAAGGAGTTGCAACCAATGGATAAGAAAGCGTTGGTGGATGGGCTGATTGCCAAGAATGTATGGCAGGAGTCCGACAGGGACATGCTGATGGGGCTGGAGGAGAAGGTGCTGGAGAAGATGACTCCGGTGGAGCAACCGAAGAAGAACGAGACTTCCAAGGTCGATCCGAATCCGATGACGGAGGCCGATGTCCTCCAGGCATGCCCGACGATCCGCAACCGGCTGGAGCAGTTGGAGCGGATGGAAGGCGAGCAAAAGGACATCATGATCGCCGTCATCACCAAGAATCCTAAGAACACCTTCAAGCCGGACTATCTCAAGACCCTGGATCTGGTGATGCTTCAGAATATGGCCAATCTCGCCAAGGTCGAAGAGTCCAAGCAGCCGGAGGGCGACGAGCGGTTCTTCAATCGCAATTACGGTATGGGCGGTGGAGTGACGGATAGCGGGGACAAGAACGTTCCCATCCTGAAGGCTCCCACCGTGAAGAACATCGGCAAGAAGTAGGATCGATCGAGTAGGTGAAGGAACGGGAACGGAAAAGTTGGATTAGGAGATAGACAAACATGGCACTGAGCAAAAATATGATTCAAATTAAGAACATCGGCGGTATTGCCTATGAGGAGCGGGAGGCTGGGGAAGCCCTGATCTATCCGGGTATGTTGTGTCGGGTGGACTCCGATGGCAATGTGTGCAAGGCCAACACCGAGGGTGGCAAGGTGGAGGTGTTGGTCGCCATTGAGGACAGCCTCCAGGGCAAGACGGTGGACGATGCTTACACGCTGGGCAATCCCGTCCGGCTGGTGCGGTTCCGTCCGGGCGAGGAGTTCCACGTCCGCCAGCACGGGCACACGTCCATCACTGAGGGCGAGCAGCTTGTCTCTAAGGGCGACGGTACGGCCCGTTCGGCCAGCGACAGTGGCTCCTATGGGGACACGGCCTTCGCCGTGGCATTGGAGACGCAGGACCTGTCGGACGAGGATTCAGATGAACTCTTGCATTGCCGCGTGCTGTGATAGTTTGGGGAAGGTCGGAAGATTCAAGAGCGAATTTGACTGAGAAAGGATAGACAAGATGAGCATGAGAGTGGCAAATATCGGTGGGCTGGATGGTCGTAGCATCATGTTGCTGGACCAGGCCAATGGGGATACGGGCATCCTCCGTCCGTTTATATATGACGGCGAGAGCTACGTTTCCCTGCGGAACGGCAAGCGAGACAAGGATGGTAATCCAGAAGTGGAGACGATCCGGTGTAACCAGCACCGCCTGCTCCGGAACACGGTGGCGACCTTGCCGCACGAGGTGTGGCTGGAGATCGACCAGACTGTGGAACGGTCAGCCCAAAGTGAACTGCGGGCCGTCAATGACCTCAAAGCCGCGGGCCTGACGCGGGTGCTACCCAATGGCTTCGCGGTGGAGGCCCTGATGACCCAGCGAGCCAGCCGCATCGGCACGGCCTACGTGGGCATGGACCCGCAAGAGGCTGCGAACATCAAGAAAGATCGCCAGGTGCTCGACAAGGTCTACCTGCCGCTGCCGTGCATCTGGAGCGGTTTCAGCTTCGGTGCTCGCGAGATGGCCACGAGCAAGCGTGGTGGCATGCCGCTGGATATGGTGGGGGCCGAGGACGCTACGCGGGCCTGTGCTTTGATGGCGGAGAAGATGCTCATCGGCAACAGTGACAGCGACCAGTTCACCTATGCAGGCGGCACGATCTACGGCTACACCGATTTTGGCAGCCGCGTGACCTTCACGATCACGGCCCCGACCGACAGTGGCTGGACAGGCACCACGATCATCAGCGAGTTGCTGGCCGCTCGGCAGGACCTGATCGACAAGCACAAAAAAGGCCCCTACATCATCTACTTATCCCCCGCCTGGGCTCAGTACCTCGATGACGACTACTACCGGACTGCGGACGCCGGCAACAAGACCATCCGCCAGCGTATCTTGGAGATCAAGAGCTTCACCGATATCCGCGAGATGGATGAATTGACCGGCTTTGACATCCTCATCGTGCAGATGGAGACCCAGACCGTCCGGGAAGTCATTGGCATGGAATGGACCACTGTGCAGTGGGAAGAGTTGGGTGGGCAGGCTCTCAACTGGATGGTGTTGGGTATCTACGTCCCGCAGATCCGGTCGGACTACGACGGCAACTGCGGCATCGCCCACGGGTCTACGACGTAGCCATCAAGGAAAACGGTCATCTGGGTGCTTGAATCCCAGATAGTTTGAGTCACTATTTGGAAAGGGGTGTCAAACATGGCACGGTATCGGTTGAAAGAGCAAGACGGACAAGGCAACAAGACGGGGATGCACCGCGTGGGCAACAGGCGGTATCGGGCCGGGCAAACACTCGAATCCGATCAGCCTCTCGACAAGCTGTTCAAAAACAAATTCGATCGGGTGGAAGATACGGCCCCTCTCTCCAGGCCGGAGATCGTGAGGTCGTTCGACCGTCCCTCGATTCCCAATCCCAGGGCCGTTGTGAAACCGGGGGTGGAGAAGGACAACCCCTCCACCCCCACAAGGGCCAAGCTTGGTAAGTCCTTGCATGGCGTGGACGTGACGGATGAGTTTCGGAACGCGGAATTGCTTGCTATGAAGGTCTACCACGACCCCAAGAAGGACATGTATCGCGTCCTGGACAACAACAGCGGGGAAGTGCTCAAAACCGCCAAGAGTGAAAAGGCTGTCCAAAAGTTCCTCAAGGACCAAATAGGCTGACGGAGGAATCTTATGCCTATTTGGACTCCAGAAGAGCTTTGGAAAGGGCAAGACGCCTTCATTATCGGCGGTGGGCCATCCTTGCAGGGATTCGATTGGTCACTGCTCCATAGCGAATTGACCATCGGTTGCAATATGGCTTTCACCCTCGGCCCCCAGGTCTGCAAGATTTGCGTCTTTGGGGACAACCGCTGGTGGCAAAAGTTCCATCGTGATCTGGAGTCCTTTTTGGGCATGGTGTTCACCAATCATCCGGACATGCTCCATAGTTCCATTCCCTGGCTGTGGACGATGAAAAGGAAACTTGTTGGGCTCCATCGAGATGCCTTGGGATGGAATGGGCATACGGGATCGGTTGCCATCAATCTTGCGTTGCTGCTCGGAGCCCGGCGGGTTTTCCTGCTGGGCTTTGACATGCGACGGGTTGGGGACCGTTCCAACTGGCATGAGCAGGTGATTTGCCTGTCGGCCACGCGGCCGCATATCTATCGGAATTTTGTGAAGGACTTTGTGTTCATCGCAAACGACTGGCACCGGAAATTTCCTGATCGGGAGATCTGGAACGTGACAGACGACAGCGGCTTGCCGGATGATGTGATCCCCTGGGTTCCTGTGGCGGAGTTTTGGTCCCGGCGGACGGCGGAACGTAAGCTGAAACAAATGGATGTTCCAGAGTTGGCGAGGGCTTAACGATGGCTCGGACAACAGCAGTAGATGTACAGACCTTGCTGGGGGGCGCTTATAGATCCTCTTACCCGGTGACCTCGTTCATCACTATTGCCAATCTCATGGTGACGAAGCATTGTACAGATACAGCGTTCACGGCGGCGGAACTGGAGATCATCGAGCGGTATCTGGCGGCCTGGGCCTATTGCAACAGCCATCCGCGATCCACGAGCGAGTCGGCAGGTAGCATTGGGGAAAGCAAGCAGCATCGGGAAGATCTGGGATTGGATTCCAACGAATTCGGCCAGCAGGCTAAGCTCCTGGACTGGTCTGGGGCGTTGGCATCTTTGGGAGTGGCTGCCTATAAGGGTCTGCGGCGTAGCGTGGATCTGTCTTGGGCCGGCGTCGAGAATCCGGATGCGTTAGTCGAATAGACTCTTGTTGATGAGGGAATATTCATGGCGTTGACGGAAGGCGATAAGGCAGAAATCAAGGAAATGGCTCGGCAGATCGTGAAGGAAGTGCTGGCGGAGCATGTGCAGGCTTGCCCACATGGGCAAATGCTCAACCTGTTGCGGGCCAAGTTTGTTGGGATATGCTTCGGTACGGGCGTAGGCAGCGGCGGATTGGTGGCGGCTATATTCAAGCTGTTCGGAGGCTGATGTGGGAATTATCACGTCCATGAAAAGACAGGTATGTATCCACTGGGCCAAGACTGGCATAGACGGTCGGGGACGGGCTCAGTACGCGGCTCCTGTCGAGAGGGCGTGCCGTTGGGCGGCCTGCGCTACGTTTACATGTCGCGACATATCGCGCATCACGGTGCTCAAGACAACGGTAAAAGACAACCTGCCAGAGATCAAGTCTGCTCTGATAAAGATTCAAGAGCGCTTGGAGAAGAACGATAAGTGAGCGTAATAACTGACATGCTGGCGCAAGTCGCGGTGTACTGGGCTCCGGCTGCGGTACCGTTTGACGAATTAGGCGCGCGGCAGTACGCGGCGGCCGTAGAAGTCGCATGCCGGTGGGAGAACACAGCCCAAGAGATAGTAGACGCGCGCGGCAACGCTTGCACGTCGCAAGCTACTGTATACGTGGATTCGGACGTAGAGGTCGGCGGCCGATTGAAGTTCTGTGCGCTGCTCGATCTCGATAGCGGTGTCGATCCCAATACTGAGGACGGCGTGTTGGAGATCAAGCAGTTCGCGAAGACGCCCAACTTCGACTGTACAGAGTATCTTAGGATTGCGTACGCATAGTGGCCAACGTACTAAAGATCGACGGTCTCGACGACATAATGCGCAAGTTCAAGCAGCACGAGTTGAAGCTCGGTAAGCAGTTCGAGAACGCACTCGTGCGCGCCGGTTTGACGTTGCAAGCGCTCAGCCAGCAGATCGTGCCCGTGCAGTTTGGCGTGCTCAAGGCCAGCGCGTTTACGCGCAACTTGCGGCCGGGCGAGGGTTGGCAATCCGACGTCGTTGTGGGCTATACCGCGAATTATGCAGTATACGTGCACGAGAACCTGGAAGCGGCGCACGGCAAGGAGTTCAACATTAAGCACGCAGCCGCGATAGAGGCGGCTGCGGCCGACGGTCGCGATACTGTAGCGAGCGGACTGTTCTACCGCGGCGAGAACCAGCAGGCGAAGTTCTTAGAGCGTCCTGCGCGCGAAGCTCGCGCGCTGTTGATACAGACGATACAGGCTGGGATGAAGAGATAAATGATCGTGATTGTTAAATTGTTAGAATCAAACCGATAAAGGTGAATCTGGAGCAGTTTGCCAAGTCG